TTGATGTTGGGTAAGATGATGGAACAAGGTATTGATCAAAAAGAATGGGGAACTATTAAAATGTCTCAAATAATGAGTGCTCCTCCAGAATTTGATTCACTTACTTTGGATAAGATTATGAATGGTTGTCTTGATTTACTTGGTTCCTTTAATAGAAACCACCTTACTTTAACTTTCTTAACTAGTCTTGGACTATGGTTCACAGAACAAGAAAAGAAAGAATTAAACGATGTTAAGAATAAGAATATAGACAAACTTGATATAGTCCGTCAAAGACTAAATATTCCGTCTAATATTCAACTACGTTTAAATGATACAGGTTTGAGTTTCCATGAGTTAAGAGCAATGCTCACTTTAAAGAATAAAAAGTATAGTGATTTAACAACAGAACAATTAGTTACTTTAAGAAATAAAGTATTATATAGATATGATTCTGTAGTTAGACAACATATTTATCAATGGAACGAGAAAATAAGACAAATCGAATTAGTAGCAGAAGAAAAAGGATTTGTTTTAAAGGATGATTAATATTGATTATTCTTCTTCTAGAACGATAAGACAGCTTGACTGTGTCAAATCTTGGATTAAAAACAAAGGAAAAGGAACAATAATTGCACCTACAGGCACTGGTAAAACAGTAATAGCTTTATTGGGTTTACAGAAGGTGCTATCCAAATATCCTTCTTTACAAACATTAATAGTTGTTCCAACTACTACATTAAAAGACCAGTGGATTAAAGAATTAGATGCTTGGGGATTTAGTTTAAATACCAAAGTAGAAGTCATTAATACAGTTATTAAAGGTCAATATAAGTACGACATATTAATAATCGATGAAGCACATAGAGTAGCAGCTAGCACTTTTAAAACGGTGTTTGATTGTGTTAACTATAAGTTAATATTATGCTTAACAGCTACCTTAGAAAGATTAGATGGAAAGCATGAAATAATAAAAGAAAAGTGCCCTGTTGTAGACGAAATTTCTCAATTAGAAACGGTAGTAAATGGATGGGTTTCTCCATATAGAGAATATGAAGTACTTATTGATGTTGATGATATTGATGACTATAAAGACATGAATAAAGAATTTCAACGTCACTTTGAATTTTTTAACTTTGATTTTAATTTAGCTATTTCTTGCTGTGGAAAAGACGGCTGGAAAAATAAATTAAGATATAGAGATGAATTATACAAAGGAAGCGATGAAAATAAAAAGAAAGAAGTCTTACAAGCTATTTCTTATCATGCAGCTGGATTAATGCGAACAATGCAACAAAGAAAATCATTTATTAATAATCATCCAAAGAAAATAGAACTTGCTAGAAAAATAATAGAAGCACGAGAAGGTAAAAAGATTATTACTTTTTCCAATAGTGTTAAAATGGCAGAGTCTATAGGAATAGGGGCGGTATATACTGGAAGAGATTCAAAAAAGAAAGGAAGAATGACTTTGGAAGAATTTAGTAATTCCGATAATATAAATGTTCTTAATTCTTGTAATAAATTGGATGAAGGGTTAAATGTTCCTGGAATAAGTGTTGGTATTATAATAGGAACAAACTCTAGTGAAATTAAAGCAAGGCAAAGGAGAGGCAGAACTATTAGGGCACAAGATGGTAAACTTGCTGAAATTTTCTATATAATAATAAATGATACTGTTGAATGTCAATGGTTTAAGAAAAGCCATTCAAGAGATAGTAATTATATAATTGTTGACGAAGAAGGATTGGATAAGGTACTGGAAGGTAAAACCCCAAATAAAGCTAAAAATAAACCTGCAGAATTTATGTTTCAATTTTAATAAAATGGATAGCTTTGAAATTATTATAAAATACTCCAGTGCTGGTTGGTATTGGCTCTTAGAAAAAGGCAAACATAAATCAGTATGGAGTGGTAAATATTTTAAACATTTTGATGAACTGTTAAATTCATTAAAAGAAGATACTGCTAAAATACAACAATTAATTCCGCTCTGAAAAGAGAATAAAATAATTAGTGTAGCTAAATAATTTTAATATTATGAAACTACATACTTGGAACGTTTTGAATTGAGCATTGATAATGAGCTTGCTGTTATGGAGAAATATAACATTTCTCCTAATGAATTGTTTCTATTAAAAACTATTTTATTAGCTTTAGAAGAAGGTGAAAAGAAATATTTAGGAGAATTTCTTAAAATTACTAAAAATTTAAAGGAATCTTTTAGAAATATTTTAGTATCTTTACAAGAGAAAGGAATTATATTGAAATCTTATAAAATACCAAAAGAAGGCGAACAATTAAAAATAGAAGACATCGAATTAAATAAGAACGTTGTTAAAACAATGTTTAAAGCATCCTTTGATATGGGTAAAGAATTATTCGATTCTTATCCAACAACTACAGTTGTTAATGGCTGTGTATATAAATTAAGGAGAGTCTCTAAAAAATATGATAGCCTTGAAGATGCTTTTAAAGCATATGGTAAATATATTAGATGGAATCAAGAAACTCATAAACAAGTTATAGAACTTATAAAATGGGGAATTGAAAATGGTTATAGTTTTACTACTCTTGATTCTTTTATTGTAGATATGGATTGGTTAAATATAGCAGCAATCAAGAACGGTGAGTTAAGTAATGTCAATGTAGAAACAACAAGGATGATATGATAACTGAGTCCTTATTGTCTCAAATTAAATCTGGTAGAGAAGGTAAAAATCAAGGTTTTGGTATGGGATTGAAGAAACTTGAATCTGTAATAGACGGAGTGTGTAAACAAACCTATACTTTAATATTTAGTAATAGTGGTACTGGAAAGACTAATTTTGCTTTATATGCCTATGTATATAGACCTTTAATGGAACATTTAGATGATAATAATTATAGAATTTGGTTTGCTTCATTAGAGATGAATAGTGATATGATTTTCGGAAAACTTTTAAGTATGTATATTTTTGATAAATTTAAAAAAGTAATATCTTTAAAAGAATTGCTTTCTAGAAAGAAAGGATATACATTAAGCGACGAAGACTATGAATTAGTAATGAGTTGTTCTGAATGGCTAAAAAAAGTAGAAAGCAAAATCACTATTTATGATAAAGCTCTAAATGCTGAAAACCTATATGCTATGTTAAATAAAGAACTTGAAAAATTAGGAACCTTTACTGAAACAGAGCATAGAAAAATCTATACTCCAAATAATCCAGATTTAATATTTTCTGTTGTTATAGACCATATTGGTTTATGTAGACCTAACAAGGGTAGAACATTGAAACAAGAAATCGATACAGTGTCTCAATATCTACTTACTCTTAGAAATATATGTGGCATTAGTCCAGTAGTAATTCAACAAGCAAACAGAGATCAAGGTAGTACTGAACGTTTTAAACAATCAAGACAAGGATTTACGTTAAATGATACCAAGGATTCTGGTGGGCCGGTTCAGGACAGCGAAATAGTTATATCTATATATAATCCTTTTCGAGATAAACTTAATACTTATCGAGGATATGATGTTAAGACTCTTGGACAAGCTTTTAGAATTATTTCTGTATTAAAATCCAGATATGGAGATAGTGATATAGAAATAGGATGTAATTTCTTTGGCGCTTGTAATTGGTGGGCAGAATTGCCTTTACCTGAAGCTATCTATGATTACGAAAAATATACCACTATAGATTATTTAATGACAGATGGTGAAGAAGAACAGATTCCTGTTCAACAAATGAATAATGATTTTAATTTTACGTTATAAATGAGTTCAATAATAGGATTAGGTGGCTTTTCTAATTCTGGAAAATCTACCTCACTAAAATATTTAAACCCAAAAGAAACATTCATTATTTCTTGTACCAATAAACAATTACAAATTCCGGGCTTTAGAAAGAAATATCCTAAAGTAGAAATAAAAGAAGGAAAGTTACTTGGTAATTGGTATGTAAGTAATTCTTATACTTCGATAGAGAAAATAATGGATGCCGTTTCTAGAACAAGACCTGAAATAAAAGTTATAGTAGTAGATGATGCTAATTATTTATTAAGTAATGAAACTTTCCAAACTGCTCTTCAAAAAGGCTATGAAAAGTTTTCAGTAATGGCTAAGAACTATTATGATTTAATTGAGTCTTGTCTTAATTATAGAGATGATTTATCTATTGTATTTATTTCTCATTTGGAAAATTGGGGAACAGACATTGACCCTAAATATAGGCTTTGGACTACAGGTAAAATGTTAACTACTCAAGTCAATCTTGATGGATTGTTCTCTTATTTGCTTTATGCAGAAAAATATGAAGACGAAGAATCTGGAGACATCAAATTTAGATTTAGAACGAAGCCTGGATTGGAAGATACTTGTAGAACCGTATCTGGGTGTTTCGAAGATAAATATATTGAACCAAATATGAAATTGGTTATAGATACTATTAATAAATTTGAAAATGGTGATGAATGATGCAAATCCAATCAGCTAAAGTACTTGTAACTGTTGTAGATGAAGAAACTGGAGAAATCATTAATAAAGAATTTGATGTAGCAGAATTAATAGCAGCTGCTGCAGTAAAGAAACCTCGCAGTTCTTCAAGTAAAGTAAAAATTGATGATTCTAATCCTATTCCAACTTTAACTTTGTATGATAATAAGTATCAATTAAACAAAGCGGCAGTTGATTTGATGGGAATAGAACCTGATATGAAACTCGATATTAAATATGAAAAGAGAGGAAGAGTTCTTATTCCAGTAATTGGAAGAGAAGAAGCCCTAGCCTCCAAGAAAGGGAATAGAGTTACTAAATCTTTCACTGTTAGTTATAGGGGAAAGAATAACGATACTCTTGCTACTTATGGAAGTGTGTTTGAAATAACTCCTCATGATAAATATGGAAACCAATTTATTCTAAAGAGCGAGTCTATGGAAGAACCAGAACCTGAAGTAGATTTGACCGTAGAAGTTCCTTCAATAGATGAAGATTTAACAGATATAGATGATTCCGAAGACGTATTAGCAGGATTTGATTTAAACCTTTAAAAAATTTCTAACTTATGTTTAATTTTGATGATGTAAAAACCACAAGTGCAGTTAATTCTAGTGTTGCTTCTCTTAAACCTTATGGTATTTATAAGGTTAAGTTTGATGGTTTGGAGCAAACAACTCTTCAAGGAAAGAAAGACCCTACAGCTTCTTATTCAGTAATGAATATGAAATTTGTAAGTGACGAAGGTAATTTTACAAAGAATTTATTTATCCCATCTTCTGAAGATGATGGAGTACGTCCAGAATATACAAGAGATGATGGCACATCTTATTTCAGACCTTCAAGATTTGAGAATTATAAATGGACTCTTCTTCAATTAGTTCAGGTTATTAATCCAGAAGGATATAAAAAGATCCAAGCTAACTCTGGAAAAATTAAGTCTATGGATGAGTTTAATAAATTTATCGTAGCTATTGCAGAACAAAAGAAGGGAGCTGAAGTATATCTCAAACTTATAGGTCGTAACGTAAACAATGCCGATGGTACTACCAGTACATATGCTGAAATTCCAAATGTTTGTGGATTAAGTCATAAGAACGAATTATTCATTGTAAATTTCGTTAGCAATAATCCTAATACTTTGAAATTTTCTGCTTATGAAGCAGGACAGAAGGAACGTTATGAAAAGGCTGTTCCTACTGCAATGCCTACAACAACTTCTCCTGATACAGAAGAAGAAGGTTTGGATTTGAGCAGCTTATTATAATAAATCATAGGGATAAGTTTTTAGTATGGAATTTAATTTTGAAATTACTCCTAAAATAACTAAAGAATTTATCCTATCTAATGTAAATCAAGAAACGATCATAAATTATTATACGGGTCTTGATCCAACAAGTAAAAAGTTATTCAAGAGTGTTCTCAGAAGTGATAACCATGTTACTTGTTCATTTTATAAATCTAAGTCTGGTATTGTATATATGCATGATTTTGCTACTGGTCAACATTTAACTTGCTTTAATATTGTAATGGAATTATTTAACTGTGGTTATTATGATGCCTTGAATATTATTGCAAAGGATTTTCATTTAGTAAAATCTGATAATGTACCAACTAAGAAAATCAAAGTTATACAATCTATGCCAAAGAAGACTTCTTCACTTATTCAAGTTCAAATACAGGACTTCAGTCCTGCTGAACTTGAATGGTGGGAAAGTTTTGGAGTAACAAAAAAGCTATTAAAGAAATATCATGTATTTTCTTGTAAACACGTTTTTATAAATGGAAATTTAGTATATTCTAATTCATCTAATGGAATGATATTTGGTTATTATTTCGGTAAAGATAAAGATGGAATAGAGTTATGGAAGATTTATTTTCCTTTAAGAACTGATGCTAGATTTTTAAATAATGTGGGTACTTCAAAAATACAAGGGTATAAACAACTTCCGAAAGAAGGCAAATTATTAGTCATAACTAAATCTTTAAAAGATGTAATGTGTTTAAATAGCATGGGCATTCCAGCCATTGCTCCTAATTCAGAAACAGTTTTTGTAAGTGATAAAAAATTAGAAGCATTAAAAAATAGATTTGAACATATTGTAGTATTTTATGATAATGATAGGCCTGGAAAGTATAATATGGCTAAAATAAGGCATAGTCATCCAGAATTAGATTTTTTTATGATTCCAAATAAATTTGGTGCAAAAGATGTTAGTGATTTATGTAAAATGATTGGTAGAGATAAAACTTTAGAGTTAGCAAAAAATCAATTAATACATTATAATAAATGGCTAAAAAGTACTAGCTGAATACTGCCGTAGAAGCTACTTTTAAGAACGGAAATAAAGAAACTTACGATAGTATAGAAGAAGCTTCTGAGAAAACTGGATTAAGTATTCAAGCAATTAAAATGCGTGCTAATAAGCATGGGAATGGAGGAAAAGATAAGACACAATTTAGATGGCTAGATGATGCTACAGTAAGACATTATCGTGCCAAAAATAGCAAACATAAGGGATCTAAATTAGAATTAGATGTCATTCATAAATTAAATGAATTGGGATTTAATTGTGTAAGTAGTAGGTCTCAAAGTAAATCACTTGATAATGCTAAAGTTGATATATATGATATGGAAGGGAATCTTCCTACTTATATTCAATGTAAAGCTACTCAACAAACCCCTTCATATTTTAAAATAAAAGATGAATGTCCTTTAAAAGACAAACCTTTTACAATAATATGGAAAAAACAGACAAGTGATAATACTAATAGTCCAGGAACTGTTGCTATTATTGATGTTGATTTCTTTTATTCTTTATTAAAAAATAATTTAAAATAAATGAATAAATTAAAAATTGGATTAGATATTGACGAAGTTCTAGCTGACTGGTGGAATCCTTATATAAAGAGATTTGGATTGCCAAAAACAGATAGCGAAATAACAAAAAATTGTCAACAAGTTCTTAGATATGATAGAAAATTTTGGTTATCATTGCCTGTAATAAGAAGGCCAGAAAAATTCGAACCAATATTATATTGTACTAAAAGAAGCTGTGTTAAAGATTATTCTAAAACATGGCTTGATAACAACGACTTTCCACATAAACCTGTTTATCAACAAATATGTCAATGTGCTTCTAAAGCACCTATGATAAAGGGAAGAATTGATGTTTTTATAGATGACAGTATAAAAAACTGGATTGATCTAAATATGTCTGGCATTCCTTGTTTATTAATGGATGCACCAAATAATAGAAATACAGGTCCTATATTGCGTATACACTCTTTAGATTACGATGAAATCGAAGAAGTGTTTGAAATGGCAAGAGAATTTGGTATTTTTAATAATTTTAAACATTATTTTCTATAAATTATAATCAAGCATTAGAAGAATATGAAAAAATTAGAAGTTAAAATAATTAGAGAATACATTGACGTAGATATTAAAGAAGTGGCGGAAGAAATTCTAGACTATTTTAGTGAAGTTCAAGTAGATCCTCCTACCAGGATAGATATTGAAAAATACTTGAATGAAAATGATTTTCAGGTTACTAAGGATGATATAACAAGGATATACGACGAAATTCAATTTAAAAGGAATGAATTAAAAAATAAATTCTTTGAATTCGTTAAAGACAGTATAAAAGACCATGTAAATGATACTTTAGATAATTTGATGGATATAATAGAACTAGAATATGCTATAGATATAAATGATATTCCTTTTGACGAAAAAGAAGTAAAAGAACTTATTAAAACTTATATAAAAGAATATTTAAATGAAAATAGAGTATGATTTTAGCAAAATTAAAATAACTCCACTTTTAGAAACTTTAAAGTTAGAAAGTATAGATGACTCTGTCTATTTCAGTGAAAAATATTCTAATTATATTTCTAATTCTAGACTTGGTTTGTTATTGAAATATGGTGCCAAAGAGTTCTTTGAAGGGCTTGGAGCAAATAAGGAATTTAGTTCTAGTCTTTCTTTAGGAAGCGCTCTCCATCAATTAGTTCTTCAGCCAGATTCCTATCATTTGGTAGAATCTGTAAACAGACCAACAGCTAAGGCTGGATTAATGGCAGATTATCTTTATAATCCTTCTGGAATTACTCCTTCTGATGAACAAATAATCGAAGCAAGTGATGCAGTAGGATATTATAAAGGAAAGATGTCAGAAAAGAAAATAAAAGATCTTAGGGAGAAATGTAATGAATATTGGAGAAGTAGGGCAATATACGAAAAAGGTAAAGAACCTTCTGAAAAAGAAGATATTTTCATAGATGAGAAATCTAAAAATACTATAAGGTTATGTCTAGAAGAAATAAATAATAATAAAAATTTCCAAACTTTATTACATCCAGAAGGGTTATTAGAAAAACCTATTTCTGAGAATGAAAAAGCAATTCTTTTGGATATAATGGTAACAATGCCTGAAAGTAAAGAACCTATAATCTATAAATTAAAAAGCAAATTAGATAACTTTACAATAGATAAAGAGTCTAATGTTATTACTGTTAATGATTTAAAAACTACTTCAAAAATCCTTCCAGAATTTCCTGGAGTTATTGATTTCTTTCATTATGACAGAGAAATAGCTATGTATTCATATCTATTAAAATTATGTGCTGAAAAATTCTATGGATTAAAAGACTGCACTACAAAAGGCAATTTCTTAGTTGTAGAAACAATACCAAAATATTATACACAGGTATTTCCTATGACAAAAGAGTTATATAAAAGAGGTTTACACGAATTTCTATATCTTTTAAAATGTGTAGCATATTTTAATGTTATAGAAGGTTTTAAATTTGCAGACACAAATGTATAATGATGATGGTTCTCTAAGTTATGTAGCTTTAAAAAATATGTATGAACAATTCTTTTCTCTTGGCTATATAACTAGAAAAATTGATGAAAAATTTGCCATGATTAGTTTGATATGTTATATAACTAAAAAGGCAAAAGAGAAAAATCCCGACACCACATACTACCAAATTATTGATAAGGTAGACGAAAACCACAGTCTACCTGATAATATGAAAAAAGTACTTGCTGTAGTATGTGAAGACTTTGGATATGGGTGTAAAGAATTTCCTTTATTCGGCTTAAAAGGCAAGGATATTATAAAGACCTTGCAAAATATTTTTGGATGTTATACACCCTTTTAATTAACTGTTAACATTTTTTAACACTTTTATACTTGCAGCTTATATAGGTTGCAAGTATATTTATATTACTTTCGACAGAGAAGTAATAAGATATAAGCCCAACAATGAGTTGGCGATTTTTAGATATACTATTTTTTAAATGAATTAATGTAATTTTATTTTAACATGGAAGCAACAAATGTAATTTTTAAGAAACTTGAAGTAGTTGGTACAACTAAAGATGAAGCACTCGCTAAAGCTCCTTTCTATATTCAGGGGGATGCTACTACAGCTTTTAAGAAGTGGAAGGAAACTCAAAATGAGGTAACTGAAAGTGCCGTTAAGGAATTTTGCAAGAACTATCTCGCAAAGAAGAAGGCCGCTCCAGGTGTCGGATTTTCAATCACCGTACAAACCCCTGTAGTAGATAGTCGTGAACGCCCTTATAAAGTAACCGACATTAAGAACGAAGAGGGCAAACGTAAAATGAAACGTTATCACGTTCTTAAGAATAAAGAAACTGGAGAGATTCTCGCTAAGTTCGACGGAACAAAGGCAGAAGCTAAGAATATGGCTAAAGAGCTTATCCTTAACGGTTTCCACGGAACACTTGTTAGTGAACTTCAAGCATTCGTTGAGGGCAATAATGCTATTGAATTTGAAGCAGCTTATACCCCATCTAAAGGAACTAAGGCAGGTACTTATATTGTATTTGGCAATATAGACGCTGAACGTATTTAATTAGTTTAAGTTTCTTAATCACTATATTTTTTTCGAGGCTAGATAACCCATAAAGAGTTATCTGGCCTCTTTTCATTTATAATTAAAACATTGAAAAATGTGTAAGGTATCTAAGAAAAAAATAAAAGAATTAATAAAGGATTTAAATAATCTTTATAGTAAAAATAAAACATTAAAAGATTCTCCAAAAGGTGCTAAGTATTTCTATCAATATAAATATATGATTTTGCACGATGAAGATTTAGATGAAGAATATAAACAGAGTTTTATGGAAGCCTATTCTAAGTTAGTAACTACTCCAGAAAAAGAAGAAATTGTTGATAATGGTGAAAGGGCTGAAACTCTTATATTAAGAGATGAAGAAGGAAAGATAAGCGGATATAAGTTTACTATTTATAGAAAATATAAAGAACCTATAACTGGCACATTTAGTAGAGATGAAATGGCTAGAATTTATAGAATGTATTCATCTTATGGTTCAGCTTTAACTCAGAAACAAGTATCTCGTCAATTTCCTGAATATTCTTTAACTGAATTTAAAGCTATATTAAGAGCTTGGCAAATAACAAAATCTGGTTCTGCTCCATTTCCTTTGCATTATTTTGAAGAATATACTGAACAAGAATTGTTAGACATTCAAAATAGAGAGAAGGAAAATGATTTTCTAAGAAAGGTAGAAAAGAATGAGATTGAAGATCTTCGCAAACTCAATTCTAAGTTAGCACAAAGAATAAAAGAATTAGAAGATTATTCATCTATAATTAAAGAAATAAATGAACATAAGCTAATTTCTTCTTATATTCCTGTTTCTAGTTCTTCAAAGTCTGAGAAGAAAGACTTAATTATCTGGTTAAGTGATTTACATATAGGTGCTTATAATGAAAAATTCGGAACTCATCATCTTCCAGAATATAATGGAGAAGAAATAAATAGACGATTAAATAAGATTATTTCTCAATTTGAAGGGCAAGAATGGGGAACTATATATGTAATAAATTTGGGAGATAATATAGATTCCTTTAAGAAGGAAACTACTAGAGGTGGACATCCGCTCCCAAGTGTAATGAATGATAAAGAAATCTCTAAGTTGTTCATGGATTGTATGTACAGTTTCTTCTTAAATCTAAGTGATAATGTAAAGCATGATAATATTGTTTATAAATGTATAGGAGAATCAAATCACGGTGGAGATTGGGAATGGATAAATCAAATTGCTTTATGTAAAAGTATTGAAAGTTTTGTAGATTGTTATATAAGTGATTATAGTATTGATTTCTTTACTATTAATGACAGTACTTTTATCTATACTCACGGAAAAGATAACTATCAACAATTCAAGCAATTTCCTCTTACTCTTAACGATAAGACAGAATTATATTTCACTAATTATATAAATGAAAATAATATAAATTCTCCATATTGTTATGTTGTAAAAGGGGATTTACATAGATATGCTTATACAACTGGAAATAGATTTGATTATATTTCAGTTGGTAGTATGTATGGAAGTAGTAGTTATATCACTGCAAACTTTGGTCATACTAAATGGTCTATAAATTATACAGTATTAGACCAAGATGGAAAAATGGAAATGGGCACTGTTAAGGGCCAATGTTAAAATTTATTTTAAATGGAATATAGTAATTTTAAAATTGAAAGTGTATTATCTCTTTTAGACAGATGTTTATCAGGTCAACACATAGACAAATTTTGTATTAAAACTAATGGAGAAATGGACAATTTTTATATTACATTTAGTGATATAGAAACCAAAACTCCAATTTATACTTTATGTGTTAGATACACTTCTAGCAAGGAATATGTTTTAGATGTGGAGGTTCCACATTCTAGTGGCACGATAAAAATAAATTCATTAGAACATTCAATTCTTTTTAATAGATTTTGTGTTATAAATCAAATTAAAAGTAATCTAATTGAAAAGGATTTAAATGAAATATATCCTGTAGAAGTAGAGAAGATAAAAGCAACTGATATAAACGAATTAGACGATTAATGGAAATTACATTAGATGAACTACTAAAAGGAAAAGCTACCAGAATTAAAGGTAAAGATTACTTTCCTACTGCTGGTTATGTAGAACCTTTCTTGGATAGAATATCTTCATTAACAAATGATTTAAGAATACAAGTTCAAACTCCTAATCAAATAACTTTAAATCCAAATGGAGACATTGATTTTGAAGACATTACTTATAATAGGGTATGGATTCAGGCAGTTTTGCCAGATTCTTATTCTATTATAAATCACAAAAATGTCATAGGAATGATATATGGACTTGATGTTAGAAAGCCTGTTGTAAAGTTTTATAAAGGTGCTTTAAATATGGCTTGCACTAACTTATGTGTATTTGATCCAGAAGAATTAGATTGTGCTGCTATTGAGCCAGAGTCTGCTATTAACTTTAAGAATCTCAGCAGGTTAATAGAACAAACTGATAAAGCAGCTGCTTGGTTAAATTCGCTTTCTAGTACTGAGTTTAAGACCGATGAATATAATATAAATGAAGCATTAGGAAGATGGATTAGAAATTGTATAACTTCTTTCTATGATACAGGTTTTGGAAAAGCAAAAATAGCTTGTAGTACTCCTGTTGATGCGTATAAAGATATGTTTGAAAAAGAAGACAGCCCTTATTACATTGGAATGAATAATCCTACTACTATGTTTACTGTTTACAATGCTTTTACTCAGCAACTTACAGATAATCTGAAAAAGGATTTAATGAATCAGGCTGAAAAAACTCTTCTTTTAAAACAAGTTTTAGATTTAGAATAATTTGAATTTTTTAAAATTAGTGATATATTTATATGGTATATCACTAATTTTTTATTTTTATATGAAGATATTAAAAAGAAACGGCACTTATGAAGAAGCTGACTTAAACAAGATTAGAAATGCTATTTGTTCAGCATTTAATTCTCTTGGTTATGGTTTAGATAAAGAAATATATGATGAGATAGTTAATAATGTAAAATTATGGGAAGGAATATCTGTAGAAGAAATTCAAGACGAGGTCATAGAAACTCTTAGGGATTTTGATTTTAATGAAGTAGCAGATGCTTATCTTATATATAGATATAAGCATAAACGTATTAGAGATATGGTTTTAGATAAAAAGAATTTTATAAATAAATATAAACAATCTTCTAATACAGCCAATGCTACTATCGATGATAATTCCAATGTATCGGGAAAGAATATAGGAATACTTAATGCAGAAATACATAAAGAAGACAACAAAATGATAAGTAGGGGAATGATTACAGATAAACTAAAAGAATTATTTCCTGATTTTGATTCAAAACAATATATAAAAGATTTAGAAAATCATATTATTTATAAACACGATGAATCTTCTTTCGCCGGAGCAATAGCCCCTTACTGTTGTAGTATCTCAATGTATCCTTTCCTATTAAATGGAATAAAAGGATTAGGAGGATTAAGTGCAAAACCAAAGAATCTGGATTCTTATTGTGGAATGTATATAAATCTTATATTTGCTGTGGCAGGTCAATTTGCAGGAGCTGTTGCTACATCTGAATTCCTTTTATACTTTGATTACTTTGCAAAAAAAGAATGGGGAGAAGATTATTATAAATGCTCTGACAAAATTATTACTAATGAAAACGATCTTCGTACTATGTCTATTAAAAAGAAAATACATCAATATTTTCAACAAGTAGTTTATAGTATTAATCAACCTGCAGCAGCAAGAGGAATGCAAAGTGCTTTTGTAAATATCTCATATTTTGACAAACCTTTCTTTGAAGCAATGTTTGATAATTTTGTATTTCCTGATTTTTCTAAACCTACTTGGGATAGTTTAAATTGGCTACAAAAAGAATTTATGCAATGGTTTAATGAAGAAAGACTCAAATGTATTCTTACTTTTCCAGTAGAATCCTTTGCTTTGATTTATAAAGACGGCGAATTTTTGGATAAAGAAAATGCAGATTTTGTAGCAGAAATGTATTCAAAAGGACATAGTTTCTTTACTTATATCTCTGACACAGCTGATTCTTTATCTAGCTGTTGTAGATTAAAGAATAAAGTGACCACTAATGAATTTAGTTTTACTAATGGAAATATGGGAGTAGAAACAGGGTCTAAAAGCGTTATTACTCTTAATCTAAATAGAATAATTCAATCTAATCCTAATAAAGAAGATTTAAAAGAATACTTAGAAAGTATATTAGATAGGGTATATAAATATCATATAGCTTATAATGAACTCTTATGGGATATGTATAATGCTAATTTATTACCTGTCTATAAACAAGGATTTATATCTTTGGATAAACAATATCTTACTATTGGATTAAATGGATTGAACCAAAGTGCTGAATATCAAAATTTAGAATGTACTCCTAATGACTATTATAGAAATTATTGTACTTATATATTTAAAATAATAAAAGATTACAATAAGAAAAATAGTGGAAAATATTTTGGACATAAAGTAACATTTAATTGTGAATTAGTTCCTGCTGAATCATTGGCTGCTAAGAACTATAATTGGGATAAAGCTGATGGATATAAAGTGCCAGAAGATACTAATCTATATGCTTCTTATATATTTAAACCAAATGATCCTAACACATCTATCTTAGAAAAGATAGCAATGCACGGGGCTGGATATATAGGAGAATATTTAGATGGAGGAAGTTCTGCTCACCTTAATCTTTCAGAACATTTATCAAAAGAACAGTATAAGAAATTATTAAAATTTGCAGCTGATGTAGGTTGTCAATATTTTACATTTAATGTTCCTAATTGTGAATGCGATGATTGTGGTTTTATAGCTAAACAGCCATTTGATAAATGTCCTAAATGTGGGTCTACTAATATTAGTCTATATGATAGAATAATAGGGTATTTAAGTAAAATAGATAATTGGGCACTTCCCCGTCAAATAGAACAAAAAACTAGAGTATATGCTAAAGATATATGATTTTTATGCCACTTGGTGTGGCCCTTGTAAAGTACTGAAGAAGAGCCTTTCCGAAATAAAAGGAGTTGATATAGAAGAATTTGATATAGAAGAGAATGATGAATTATTGTTTAAATATGATGTAAGAAATGTGCCAACTTTGATATTTCTTGACGGCGATAAAGTTTTAGGAAAAGAAGTTGGGGCAAAAAGTGCTTCACAATTAAATGAATTAATAAATAAATACAATGAAATTATACATAGTAACGAATCTTGAGGATGCTGAAAATCCTTATGTTATTAATATATGTTCTAATTTAGAAACAGCAGAAAAGTTAGTAGAACAGTATAAAAATAATTACGAGTTAGGAGGCTATAGAGTTCCAGAATTTTCTATAGACGAAGCAGATACAGATAATGATATAATATATGATGTATATGAATACCACGACTCTAATAATTCCTGATATTCATGGAAGAGATTTTTGGGAAAAACCTTGTAAAGAATGGGATGGTCCTATAATATTCTTAGGTGATTATTTTGATCCTTACCCTTCTGAGGGTATTAATGTAGAAGACGCAATAGAAAATGGAAAGAATTTAATATCTTTTATAAAAAGTAGGGATAATATAATTACTCTAGCTGGAAATCACGATTGTCATTATATTATAAATGATTTTACAGTTAGCACTAGAAAATCCTATGAATATTTAGATGAGATAAAAGATCTATTAAATCAAATTCCACTACAATTAGCCCATCAAATAGATAATTTCTTGTTTACCCATGCTGGTGTATCTAAATTTTGGGGAGACGAAATATCATCTTTTGAAGGCAATACAGTAGAGGTGTTAAATTCTCTTTTTGAAAAAGCTCTTAATGGAAATGCTGAAGCTACCTATATATTAGGAATGGTAGGTAGAGAAAGGGGAGGATATTATAAATCAGGTTCTTGTGTATGGGCTGATATATATGAAACTATTGCTAGTGATCCTTATAAAGGATTTACCCAAGTTGTAGGACATACTCAAGTAAAAAATGTATGTTATGCAAAAGATCTTGATCCTAATTATAATTCTATTTATTATGTGGATTGTAGAAAACCAAGTATATTAACTGATAATAAAATAATAGAATATGAAAACTAAATGTTATATACTTACAGAAGACTTAATGGAACCTCATTTTGAAAATAATTATGAGGGAGAAAGAATCGGAATTTATTACGATAAAGAAGATGCTATAAAACAGTTGTATAAGGAACTTGAGGATTTTAAATCTGATATAAAAGAAAAAATATGGGATGTAGAAAATCCTGAAGAAGAAAAGAATTTAGAAAGCGAATTTTCTTACCTGCGTTATGGCAATGATGAATTATATAAATTTTGGGAAATATACCCTGTTTATATATATGGAAATGCTAACAAAGAATTATGCAAGGATCTACTTAAATTAGATGTCAATTCGGCATTAGCATTAATAGAGAAAATAGCTTATGACTCTTAAATACTTAACTTCTGATGTAACTTTTTTAGAATTTCCTGATGAAATTTCTTTATGTATAAACATTAGCGGATGTCCAAACAAATGTGAAGGATGTCATAGTCCAGAATTATGGGAAGACAAAGGAGCTTTATTAAATATTAATAATTTAGAATCTCTTATAGAACATAATGAAGGAATAACTTGTATAGGTCTAATGGGCGGAGACCAAGATCCCGGTGAAATAAATTCTCTTGCTGCTTATATAAAAGAAAGCCATCCTACTTTAAAGGTAGGATGGTATTCAGGAAAGGATAAATTACCAGAAGAAATAGAACTTAAAAATTTTAATTATATTAAATTAGGTCCTTATATAAAATCTTTAGGTGGATTAACAAATCCTAAATCTAATCAGAACTTTTATGAAATAAGGGATATAGGAGTAGGTTATGTTTTACATAACGTAACTAATAAATTTATAAGAAAAAATGTATGATGTAACTATAATTTATGATAATCCCCAAACTATTGAACTATTCAATATGGTCCCAAATAAAAAAGACATTTTTGTTGAATATATAGATATTAATAATCAAAAGGATCGTTCTAATGCAGTCAATTTAAAGAGAGCCTGGGGAGCAAGAAAGAATCCGTTTGTTATTGTAAAGAACAAAGATAATATAGAAAAGATTTTCTGGTCAGAAGGAAAAGATGATGCTGTTAATCAATTAATTAAATGGATAAATGAGCTTGATTAAGAAATAAGAAAAAATGAACGTTAAAATTAAAAAACTTAATGAAAATGCTGTAATCCCTTCTTATGCAAAACCTGGGGATGCAGGAATGGATTTAACTTCTATTAGTTACGAGTATGATGAAAATGCTGATAATCATATCTATGGTACAGGAATAGCTTTGGAAATACCAAAAGGATATGTTGGATTAATATTTCCAAGGAGTTCTAATAGAAAAACAAATAGTTATTTAACTAATCATGTTGGTGTTATAGATTCTGGTTATAGAGGTGAAATAATGTTTACTTTTAAAAACAGGGATTCTAAGATGTTAGCTATTCCAGAAAAGCCTTATAAAGTTGGGGATAGAATAGGTCAAATTATTATTTTGCCTTATCCAGAAATCAATTTTATAGAAACAGATGAACTTAATGATTCTGAAAGAGGAGAGAATGGACATGGAAGCACTGGAAACTAAAAAAGATAGTTTTATTAAGCTAATTAATTCCATTAAAAATATAGAAACTTTCGTAGACAATGCCGCTTCGTGCGGCATTGATCTTATAGAGTCTTCTTTATACAATGATAGTGGGATTATATTTGATATAGCTTTAGATGGATTGGGTTTAAAACAAGATACTAAAGACCTCATTTATTGGTGGCTATATGAAACGGTAGACAAAGTAATTTTTATAGAAACAGACGATTTATTTGGAAAACATAAGAAGGAAATAGATATAAAAGATGTTGAAGATTTATGGAAATATGTTAAGTATATAGAAAATGCAGACTGATTTATTTAATACAGAACCTTTATTACAATTTCCTGCTGTTAATTATTTAGCTACCAGAGATTCTAAAGGAGCTATTAGAGTTGTAGAACTTTTTTGTGATTGGAGTGATGAAGAACATGCTTTTATTATAAGTAGAAAAACAGGTATATTTAAAATGAAGCAGACAAAGCAACCTGAAATTATAATAAGGCGAGGAAAATCTAATAGAACTGTAACAGAACAAGCAAGATTAGAATATAAAGCTAAACTTAAAGAATATAAAGATAAAGGATATAAAGAATTAGAAAGGCCTTGGTCTCAATATTCTGATAAAGAAATAAGTGATTTAGTAGGAGAATATAAAACAACTCAAGAAGGTCTTTTAAAACCTATGCTTGCTAAACAATATCAAGACATTGCTCGTAAAAATGTCTTTGATAAACAGTACTATGGTTCTAGAAAGATTAATGGAGTAAGATGTTTATTATATTGGGATGGAAAAAGAATAAGAGCACATTCTAGAGGTTCTATATATTATGATTTTGTTCTTAGTCATATAGTAACTCATCCTCTTTTGGTTAAACTTTTTGAAAAGAATCCTTCTTTAATAATGGATGGAGAAATATATAAACATGGATGGACATTAAATAAAATAAGCGGAATTTGCAGATCACAACAAACTGCTTATGATGGAGATCCATTAGAGTTTTATTGGTATGATATTGTTGATGTTACTAAATCTTTTAAAGATAGGTTTAAAATAATGAATGCTATTTCTAAAGTTATTGGTGCATCTTTTGATCCAGAAAAAGAATGGAAAGAAGAAGATTTAAAAATACAATTTGTTCCACAAGTATTAATATCTGGAATCGATAATATGAAGAAATTACATGATGAATACGTTAAAGAAGGATGGGAAGGACTTGTTGTAAGAAACGTAGAAAGTGTATATAAACCAGGAAGTCGTTCTGCTGATATGATTAAAATAAAGAAATACTTTGATGGGGAATATAAAATTATAGGTATAAAAGAAGGATTGAGAGAAGAAGATATGTGTTTTGTAATGGAAACTTCTAATGGCCAAGAATTTAATGCCAAGCCTATAGGAGACAGAGAACAAAAGAAATGGTATAGAGAACATCTTGATGAATTAATAGGGAAAATGGGAACTCTTAAATTCTTTGAGATGTCTGGAAAAGAAGGAAGCGAAATACCACAACAACCTATATTTTTAGGAGTAAGAGATTCAGAAATGTAATGGATTTAATTATTAACAGCAGTTTTTTAAGAGAACTTGATTTAAGTAAATTTCTTAGATATTTTGCATGTTATGAATTTATAAGTGATGAAATGCTAAAGGATGATTTAGCATTAGAAGATGCTATAAAAGATATATGTGATTGGGATAGAACAGGACACGATGGCCTTGCTTTATATTGTGGCCATTTTGAAAGTATAAAAAGAAACGATTTAGAATTTCTTATTAAATATATAAAGGATAACTCTGATAAACTAAAAGAAATAGTTGAAGAAAGAGGCTCCGAAAAAAGAGAACAGATATTAAGGGAAAAGTTAGATAAGGAAGCCTTAAAGATAAGAAAATTAAAAGACTATTATAATTCTGATAACTATAAAGTGAATAAATCTTCTAAGAAAACTATTTATAAAGGAAGAGAATATGATAGTAGAAGAGAATGTATTATAAAAGAAGGAATAACTAAGGCAGAATTATATAAGTATTTAGTTGAGCAAAATCCAGAAGAGTTTGTTGAATTAAGAAAAAAATATAAATTATGAAAGATATAAAAATAACTAGTCGTTCTTATATAAACCAAAAAGAGGATAATCTTAACTATTTCTTTAGAGACATATATAAATATCCTTTATTAACAGCAGAAGAAGAAAAGAAAGTATGTAAACTATTAAAATCTGAAGATACTAAAGAAGAAGCTATTGATAAACTTGTTAAATCAAATATTAGATTTGTTATAACAGTTGCTAAACAATATCAAGGGCAGGGAGTATTATTGTCGGATTTAATTATGAGTGGGATAGAAGGGTTAATAGAAAGTGCTCATAAATTTGATCCTGATAGAGGATATAAGTTTATTACTTTTGCTGTTTGGTATATAAGAAGAGAAGTAATAAAAGCCATTTATAATACAGGTAGGACTATACGTTATCCTACTTCTTATATATGTAAATTATCTAAAGTTACAAAAGCCTATGACTCTTTTGTTAATAAGAACAATAGAGAACCTAATGAAAAAGAATTATTAGAACTTACTAATTTAAGTCAAAAACAATATCAAGATGTAGTAAATAATCAATCATATTGTACATCTATTGATTTACCTGCTTATGATGATTCTGATTCTACTGTGGCGGATTTAGTTCCGACTTCTGATATTGATCCTGTATCTTCTACTGATAATTCAATAATTAAAGAAAAAATATATTCTTTATTATCTAGTTTCGGAAAAAGAGAAAAAGATATATTTAGACTATTCTTTGGATTAGATTGTGCAAAAATGAATCCTAGAGAAATAGGAGAATTGTTTGGATTAGTAGGAGAAAGAATAAGGCAATTAAAAAATAAAGTTGTGGAAAAGATAAAAAAGGATAAAGAACTTAATAGAATTTATAATTCTTTATAATATGGCTAAAAAAGTAGCAGTTACAAAAAAAGTTAAAGCCAAAAGACATCTGGGGTATTATATATTAAAAATAAAATCTCCAGATGGAAAGGCTTTTGGTAAAACGGATTTAAATACAGAAAGTTGGTGTGATTTATATTTTATAAATTTAGAAAATCTATTAATGAAAAATAAAGACACATTAACTTTAGATAGTGCTGAAACTATACTTGATAAGTATAATCAAATTTATACTAAATATAAAGCCTTTTCTACCTATGTTGATAGTTGGGATAATAAATGGCATGGAAAATTAGGTATGGTTTCAGAAAAGAAAAGATTAGAATATTTAAAAGATAAAATTTCTAAAATATTGAATAATGACTGAACAAGAATTTTTAAACAAACGTTATCCTTTTTGGTTAGATCCTGAAACTTTAGCAATTAGGTTTCCAACAGGTATGGATAGAGATGATAGACTGGATAAGATATTATCAAAATATGGTGTATCTTGGTTAATTGCTTTAAGGGGTTATTATATTCCAGATGAATATATAATGTTATATACTATGGATTATGAAATTCCTAATTGCAATGTTTCTCTTATACAATATTTGTTAAATTATTTTCCAACTATTAAATGGGTTGGATTAGGCTGTACTAAAGGAAAGCCTGGAGAATTTTGGAAACCTCGTATGGTGTTTATGAGAGATAGTAATAATTATGAACAATTAAAAATGGAATAATATGGCTAATTTTTGTGATAATAGATTTTATTTTAGTTGTAAAAAGAATTTTGCAAAGAACATAGAATATTTGGAAAAAGAATTAGAAGATTATAATGTAGAATTATTCAATGACGATTATAGTGAAGGAGCAACAGATGGAGTCTTTGTATCTAAATGGTCTTTTCCAACGAGAGAATTTGAAGAAATATTTTCTAAATTTAAAAAAGAAGATGGAGTATATTTCAGGTGTTTGTCTGAAGACTTTGAAGGAGGCTATGTAGCTATGAATATATTTGAAGATAATGAATGGAGATCTGAACAGACTTTTGATTTATGAAAACCTATTATTTTGATGAACAAGTGGCTATATGGAAAAGAACAAGAGTTTCTGTTCCAGATGAGGTTACAGAGGAAGAATTTATAGAACAGTGTAAAGGAAATAAAGCCTATAAATTAGAAGAAGAGCATGAAGATTGGGAAATAAGTGAAGCTGAATACTTAGAAGATACAGAATGGCCAATAGAAGACCTAAATCCTGATGAACCTCATACAGAAATTATTAATCCTAGTAGCGAGCTTAATTATGTAATATATAATGAATAATGAAATTTTTAGATAAATATCCAGAATGTAAAGGGTGCCCTGTACATAAATACTGTGGCACTATGGTAAGTTCTATAAGATTATGTAATTCCTATGAAAAAAATAAAAAGAATAATTAATAATATAAAATTATGTATTAAATATCCTTTTTTATATCCAAGAAATAGATTTACTAATACTCATTATGTTAATTGGAAATTTAAAGAATGGTATAGTAAATTAAGGAAAGAATCTACACATTTTGATAAGGAAACATTTAAGTCTACCATAACAAATAGACCTAAATATATTCTATATAAAATATGTAAATGGATACATGATTACCCAATGCAATTATTTCACTGTATTCCTACTTATACTGAATTAGATGCAATGGATAAAGGTTGGAGAAAGGCTTTTGGAGTAAAAATGTGTGAAGAAATTAAGCAGGCTTTATTAAAATCAGGTGGAAGAAAAGATTTATATAAATATAGAATAATGCAAATAAAAGAAAAGTGGGGAGGCTTAAGATGGTATGATGCTTGGTCTACACACGAAATAATGAAAATTATTTCTAAATATGAAGGCATTTCTTATAGAACCTGTATAGAATGTGGAAAACCTGCTAAATGGGTATCAAAAGGATGGATATGTCCTTATTGCGATGATTGCAAAGAAAAAGATAGGGAATATGATAGAATTTAAATTAAATTATAATGAAGAAAAAGAAGCAAATGATTTTCTAAAAGAACACAGGAATTGCGGTAATCCTACTGCTATTGGTGGTCATATTAAATTTATATTTACACCAACTTCTGTAGGGGATTCTTGCATATTAAAATGTGTTTGCGGAAAAGAAAAAGATATAACTGATTATAATTGTTGGTGAGAAATGATTTACTTAATTAGTGGACAACAAAGTCTATTTAAATCAGATAAATATAAAGTAATTAGTGCGGAGAAGGCTCTAGAAATGTTAGAGCCTCTCCAAATTGTACAGTGTGATACTGAAACTATGGGTTTAGACCCATATACAAAACCCTTACTTACTATTCAATTAGGTAAAAAGGAAAATCAATTTGTGTTTGATTGTACCCAAGGAATACCTAGTGGGGTAAAAGAATTTTTAGAATCCGATAGATTATTTATTTTTCATAACGCTCAATTTGATTTGATGTATCTATATTATTATAATATTTGGCCTGAGAATATCTATGATACTATGTTAGTTGAACAATTATTGTATCTAGGATGGGAAGACGAATCTATATCATATGCTCTAAAAGAACTTGCCAAAAGATATTTAAATATAGATATTGATAAAACAGTTAGAGGAAAAATTATTACAGAAGGACTAACAGAAAGAGTCATTGTTTATGCAGCTGGAGATGTTATGTATCTAGAAGATATAAAAGATCTTCAAGAAATTAAAGTTAAAGAAGAGAATTTAGATAAAGCAGTAGCTGTTGAAAATTCTTTTGTTAAATGTTTAGCCTATGTTAAGTATTGTGGATTTCATTTAGATGCACAACAATGGCAAGAAAAAATGAATAGAGATAATGCTAAACTTAATGAGGCTAAAGAAGAATTAAGATTATGGCTTTTAAATTATTTTGACAAGAAAGGTGGAGATAGACAAACTATGATGTTAGATGTAGAACATATAGTTGATTCTCAATGGATTCATTCAGAAGAAGAATTAAATGAATTTGGATTTAAGATGGAAATTGCTCCTAAAGGAATAAAAGAATCTGATTTTTATATTAAAGATTCTGGTATAGAAGAAGTTGGTAAACTTTATTGTTATAAAACTAGAGAAAAATTTCCTTATTTAGAAATAGATCTACAAGGAGATTTATGGTCTGGTTTTAATAAAGAACCACAATGTACAGTAAATTGGGATAGTCCAAAACAATTAATTCCTTTATTTGAATCTTTAGGTTTTAATCTATATACCTTTGATAAAAAGACAAAAGAGAAAAAGAAATCTGTTGGTGCTGAAATTATAGAAAAACAAATTAATGTTTCTACTATTGCTCCTTTATATTTAAAATATAAGGAAGCAGCAAAAGTATGTTCATCTTTTGGGCAAAACTGGTTAAAAGCTATAAATAAAGTAAGTGGTAGAATACATGTTGATTTTAAACAATTAGGAACTAATACAGCACGATTAAGTAGTGGTGGAGGAGTCTATAAACTTAATGTGCAACAATTACCAAGAGGAAAAGAAACAAGAAAATGTTTTACTTCTGAAAAAGGTAATAAATGGATTAGTTGTGATTATGATAGCCAGGAAAGTCAACTAATTGCTTCTGTATGTAATGATCCAGCAATGTTGGATTTGTATAGAAATGGTTGCGGAGATATGCATGCTCTAGTTGCTTATAAAAGTTTTAAACAAATTCCTAGGGATACTAAAATAGAAGATATAAGTAAACTATATAAAGACTTAAGACAAAAAGCTAAAGGAGTAGAATTTGCTATTAATTATGGTGGTGATGATAATACTTTAGCACAACGTGGTATGTCTCCAATAGAAGCAAAAAGAGTATATAATGATTATATGAAGGGCTTTCCAGGAGTAAAAGCTTATCAAGATTATTGTAGAAAAGCTGTTATGAATGATGGCTATATTCTTATGAATCCTGTAACAGGACATAGGGCACATATTGAAGATTGGGATTTTCTAGAAGAAATAAGGGATGAAATGAAAGATCCAGATTTCTGGAGATATTATAATGATGTAAAGAGGGAAAGAGGTCCAGAATATAATAGATATAGAAAATATTTTAGAAGAAAATCTGAATTAGAAAAAGACTCTATTAACTACAGGATACAAAATAGAGGTGCCATGTGTTTTAAATTATCTGGAATATTATTATTTAAATATATTAAAGAACATAATCTTCTTAATAAAGTTAAATTATGCATTCCTGTTCATGATGAATGGAATGTAGAAGTTCCAGAAGATATAGCCGAAGATATGGCAAAAGTTATTGTAGATTGTATGGAAAAAGGTGCGGCACCTTTCTGTAAAAGATTGCATCTAAGTGCTACACCAGAAATATCAAATTGTTGGGTACATTAATATGAAAAAGGATCATTGTAAGTATTGTACATATTTTAAGATATTAAAAAGAGAGGACGGATCAGAAAGGAACTACTGTAACGATATGGATTGTACAGTAGATCCTTCGGATCCTGCTTGTAATTATTATGATTAATTTATGAAGACTTTAAAACCTAGTGTTGAATTTATTGAAAATGATAATGTTTTCAAAAAGATTGAATTAGTTGGAAGAATATCTTATAAAAGTGAAGATAAGATAACAGAAGATTCAGCTAAGAAATTTGTTAAGATGTTAGAAGAAAAAGGACATGGAGCACCATTAGAACATGGAATAATATATTTGGTATTAAATTTAAGTAATCCTTTTAAAAGAAAATTTGTAGAGTTTTTTGAAACAAATCCTTATAGTACTGTAGTAATAAGTGATAATCATGCTTATATTACGACTAACTATAGAGTAGTATTTGAAAACAAATTATTTGAAGTAATGGATTGGTTAAGTACTAGAACAGAGCTTCATGTTCAAATGTTTACTTTTAAATTCATATGTAGTAGAGCTATAGCAAATGAATTTGTAAGGCATAGAAAGTTTAGTTTTATGCAAGAAAGTACAAGGTATTGTAATTATTCTAAAGACAAATTTAATAATGAAATAACTTGTATAGAACCAACTCTTTTGACTGAAGATAATTACAGAATATGGAAAGAAGCAATGAAAAATGCAGAAAAGAGTTATATGGATCTTGTTAAAAACGAAGCTCCTCAAATTGCCAGAGGTGTATTACCTTTAGATTTAAAAACAGAATTAGTAATGACAGGCTCTCTTAAAGATTGGGCAGATTTCTTAAAACTAAGAAGCACTAAAATGAATGCAAAAGGAGTTCATCCAGATGCAGCATATTTAGCAGATAAAGTATTTGATAAAATATTTGTATAATGGAAAATAGAGGATGTACCGTTAGTTGCCAACCTTCCTTAATATTTTTTATATTTTTAATATTAAAATTAACTAACACTATTGATTGGTCTTGGTGGTGGATAACTTGTCCATTATGGATATCGGTCATATTCTATCTTTTATTTATATTATTAGTGTTTATTTATGGAAAAGGAAAAAAGTGAATTAAAACTAACGAAAGAAGAAGAAAAAGCCTTTATGGAAGAATTAAGATTTAATTATTTAAAGATGCACACTCCATGGAAAAGGCTAGATAAAAAAGTTGGAAGAAATGAGATATGTCCTTATTGTGATTCTGGATTAAAGTATAAAAGATGTGCTTGTTATAATAGAGAAAATAATATAAAATATACAATTAATGATAGTAGGAGCAATAAGTGATTTACATGGACAAATTAGTAATATCCATGTAAAGAAGTGTGATATATTTTGCATATGCGGGGATATAGTTCCCCTGCGTATGCAAAATCATACTAAAGAATCTTTTAATTGGTTTGAAGAAAAATTTATTCCTTGGTGTCAAAGTATAGAATGTGATCAAGTATATTTAATTGGAGGAAATCATGATTTCTTCATGGAAAATAATAAATCAAGAGTAAATAAATGTTTATTAGGAAGTAAAATAACGTATTTAGAAAATGAAGGAACAGAATATTTAGATTCAGAAACTGGCAAAGTATATAAAATATGGGGTTCTCCACTCTGTCATACTTTTGGCTACTGGGCTTTTATGCATAGTCCAGAATATGAAAAAGAACAGTTTGAAAAAATGCCAAATGATTTAGATATACTATTGACACATGATGCTGCTTTTGGTCATAGTGATATATGTTTAGAAAACCCTCTTCCAGGAAATATAGGAAACAGGGAATTAAAGTCTGTAATATCTAAACGTAAACCTCGTTATCATTTATTTGGACATTTACATACTGCAGATCACAATTTAATAAATTATGATGGAACTCTTACTGCTTGTGTAAGTGCTTTAAACGAACATTATCAATGTGTATTTAAACCTTTATATATTGAAACTGAATTTTAGCTGGAGACTTAAAAAATTTTCAGATGGACATTTGTTCATATTTAAATATAAAACCTCTCCATCACTTTACTAAGGCTCTAAAAATTTAAATTTTTTTCAATTATGACTTGCAAAGATTCTCAAACAGGTGAAATATTTAAATATTCTTTTTTGAATGAAGATGTAGTAGAATTAAAAAATAAAGATAAAACCTTTAAAATTTTATATAAAGATTGGCTAAAAAGGTATTTTATTTTAAATAAATTATAATAAAATGTATAGACTTGTTGAATGGGAAGGAAACAAATATAAAGTTAGGGATATAACTTTATTTGAAGGAACTGATGAAGAAGTAAAAATATCAGTTTCTTTAGAAGCTTTATATGATAAACTTAAACCTTATCTAGAAGATGTTGAAAATGAAAAATGGTATGAAGCTTCTTGTTTAGACGATGATATAGGATATTATGTTCCAGATAACGTAATTGATTCTTACGATTTAGTAAAATATGTTGAAAGAGAATATTTCGGTTAATCATCCTCCTCACTATACATCTGATCCTTCTGGTATTGAATGTATTGATATAGTCAAATATAGGGATTTTTGTATAGGTAATGCCATTAAATATTTATGGAGAGCAGGATTAAAAAAAGATTCTTCTATAAGTGATAAAGAAAAAGAAATAGAAGATTTAGAAAAAGCTATTTGGTATATTAATAAAAAAATAGAAATGCTGAAAAAAGAAAATGCAAGAAATGTTCTATCTGCTTTGTTAGCATATACTGATGAAAAGAATCCTATGAATGTAGATATTGTTTTAGAAACATCTGAAGATATGGGATTGTCTACATTACAAAAACCTCATGTAATTAAAGTATTCCAAGATCCTAAAGAAGGAATAATGTGGATGCTTTTTGAAGGTGCTGATGATTATATAAAAATAGAAGAAGATGATGAAATGGAACAGATAATAAATTATATAAATAATAGTTATCCTATTTCTACAGAAACAAATAAAATAATAAATAATTATTATACAACTTTTAACTAAAACAATAAAGGGGAAGGTCTCGTCAAACGAGATCTTCCCCTTATTTTTTTTTATACTCTTTCCGCATATTTAATCGTTTCTCTAAATGATCTTGCAAATGCAAAGTTACTAGATAAGAATTGATTGAAAGATTGTTCTCCTACTAGTGTTTTATAACTAGTCTATAAAAATCTTTTTGGAACTTTTAATAAAGGAGTAGAAGAATCTTCTAATCTCCAAAATAAATTAAATACTCCATATAAAGAATCGGTTGCCGCTTCAAATGGTCTATAAGCTAATTCCATTAAGCCTTGACCTATTATAGAAGAACCTTCTTTCTATTTTTTAAAATCTTTATAAGCAGGAGAAAGTGCATATTTAAATAATAAAGCTAATAAAGCACCAAGTGCTAAAGTTATTCCAAGTTGATTTAAACTGGATTTAGCTATTTCATCAGCATTAACGTAGTCATATGCTTCTTTCCATCCCTTTTTACCTAATATTTTTACTGCATTCTTTAATGTATATATAGCCCCTTGAGCAATTGCTGGGACATGTTCCATGACTTTATCTAAGCCTTTAGGATCTACTTCTGTGTTTTCGTCTTTCATATATTTTTTATTTCCTTTTTCATCGATAATTTCTGTTATTATTTGTCCGTCTTTATCCATATAAAGAAAATTACCGTTTTCATCCTAGGCCTATTGTTCAGCCATTTTAAATATATTGTACTAACCAGGCTTCATAAACCAGTTGTTATATATACCGTTCATCCATGTAGTAAACATACCAAATGTCCATCCAGCAGCCAGAAATTCGTATCTAGCTTTAAGAGATTTATCATAAGAACCATATATATTATCAGCTAAAGCTTTTATATTAACTATATCCTAATTAGAGTATGGAGTAGGAAGGTCAATATTATCGCTGTTTATATCTATTTGTTCATTAATATTAGGGTGGTCTCTATTCCATTTTCTTACTTGTTCTAAGAAAGCCTATTTCTATTTCTAATACTAAGGATGTTTTTTGTCTCCAGATGCATAAATAGAGAATCTTTTATCTTTTTTCCAGTCATATTTAAGAGTCTCAACCTCTATTCCATTTTCGTCTTTAATTTTTTCTATAAACCAAGCAGAATTTTTTGGATCATCCAAATCTATTATTCCATCCTATGCTGCTCTTGCTATAAATAAGGTCATTCTATTTAAGAAATCAGGAGCACGAAGAGTACCGTAGGCTATATTATCCCAGTTAGATAAACCCTATCTATTTGTTTTTAATCTTTCAGATATACGAGCTGTATCTGTATTAGAAAGACGATACTTTAGACATAACTTACTTAAAAGAGTGGTTTTAAGGGCATCAAAGGAGCCATTTCTTACTACATAAGTATATGCTTTAGAAAGAGTAAGTGCATTTATATCAGTCATATAATGAGAAGCGGTTCTTACAAAATTTTCCATAAGACCATTTTCTATATCTCTAAATGCTGCAATGGCATTACCTCCAAGCAACATTAATACAGTAGACTTTTTTACTCCGGCAAATGCTCCCATTAATTTCTAAGAAGTTTCACCAGCTATAGAACCTTGAAAAACATTTAACTTTATATAGTCTTTTATATAATCTATTTCTCTCTATATCCATTCACTAGACTTCCCACCAGAATCATCTCCCATTATCTATAACTATGTTAATATAGCACGAGTTCCAACAAGCATTTTATTCATCTTTTCAACATGAATTTTTCTAAACATTCTGTCTACTAAAAGACTCGCTACATTCGTTTCAAAATAATCGGAGCCTAGTTCTTTTTCTGAAGCTAAATATTCTTCTCTTTCTTCTTTGGTTAAATCAAAAGGGTCTCTTAATTTTAAACTTTCCATAGATGAATCTAAATTATAGAAATTTTCCCTCTCATATTTAGATAAAGCATTTATTCCTTCGTCCATCCATCTATTTTTGTCTTTAATAATTTTATATAATCTTCTAGCTCCTCTTTTCCATTTATCAAATATATTCTACTGTCTTCTAGTAGAACTAGAAGCTCTTTCTAATGGGACCCATAAATAATCTTTATGTCCTTTTATGTAATCAGCAATTTTTTGATCATCTACAGACACGCCTTTAAACTGCCAATTATCTTTATATTTATACTTATTAAAATAGTATAAAGCTTTCTTTAAGAACTTTCTTTCTGCTGCATCTAACGATGTATCGGTGTAAGGATTTTTAAAAAACATTGTTTTCTTTCCTTTAGCATCTCTTTCGTACAGGTTATCAAACAAATGGGTTTGATTACCGAGAGTCATGTTCTAAAAAGAAGTATAACCTTTTGCTTTTAAAAATTCCATAATGAACCCCTATAAATGATTTGTATGTTCTTTTTCTACATCTTCTGCAATAGAGTCTATTGTGATTCTTAAATTATCCACTACTAATCCTATATTTGCATTTGGTATAGTAAAAGAAGTAAACATATTTTTATCAAGGTCCGTTAATTTTCTTTCATACCCTAAAGTCTCATTTGAATAATATAAATAAGCTTTAGAAATCATATCATATAAATGTGCTACTGTTTTATGTGCTTTATTTAAGCTGTTTAAATTTTCTGGTATATGCTGAATTATATCAGATATTTTATCATCATTTTCTAATTTCTACATTAGCCCAAATAAAGCGGCTCTTTTTTCTTCTCTTGTTTTGAGGTCTATTTGTCTAATATTTTCTATTTCTTGCCCATATGTATTCTCTACTGTTACTTTTGAATACATATCATAATCTTCCATTATAAAATCATATTCATCAAGAACAGAAGTTAATAAATCTTCATACTAAGCCTTTCCAAAATTATTTTTAATTTGAGCTGTTGGATTATATTGTTTAACTAATTTAATAATCTAATTAAATTTAGTTTCTACAAGATCTTGAATATGATAATTTCTACTATTTCTTTGTCTACTTATAATTTTTAAATTACCTAATTTGGTATCTTTAATATTATCAAGCGTTGTATTTAATATACATAAAGCTCTTACGGCTTCTACATTTCCATAATCGCCTTTCCATAAAAACTTATTATTATGAACATATCCTCCTAATATATTATCCCCATAATCATATTGAGGAACCTAATCAAGATTTTTATCAGATAATACTACAACATCAATTATATCATCTTTTTGAAAAACTAAAATTCCGTATTGTGCCCATCCGTCATGCATAGTCCATTTATAATTAACACGGGTTACTCCCTTTTCATCCTGTTCCATATCCCCCTCAAAATATTTACTTAATTGTTGTTTTATATAAGTTTCGTTTTTTACTCCAAGAGGGGCAAAAGGATTTCTAATTTTATATATTTTTCTTAAAGAATCAACTACTGATGATACATATTCATCCTGACCTTCATTCAATTCTACTATATGATCTTTTACTAAATCTATTATTTCTGTATTTCTAGTTTTTTCTGTTTTATCTTTTATTATATGTTCTTTTCCTTCTATATATACTACATATCTATAATCATCATTATTAGGAAATTCAATTATTTTCAAAGGAACAGTAGAATCACCTGTCTATGGGGCCTTCTATATAAGATCTAAAGCAGATTTCATAATTCTGGTACTTTCTACCTATAAAGTAGGAAATATTAAATCCAACATTTTATCAGATTCTATAAACTGTCTAGCAGTTATACTTTCTACATTTTTAGAGGCCTCTATAAAGTGTTTTGCCTTATTATAACATTTTAAAGAAAGTTCTCCTTTATTTTCTCTATTTCTTTCTAATTCTATTAGAGACGGTGCATTTATTTGCCTTATAGAAGAACTATCAAAAGATCCGTCTTTATTCTTGTGAAACTCTATATGTAATGGAATATTATATACTATTGTATCTTTAACATCTATTCCATTATTCTACAACATTCTAATTAGAAGAGCTACTTCTTGTTTATATTTTAATTGTTTTTCAAAAGACCAATCTGCTCTATTCTAAGAGGAAACTTTATAATTATAAATTCGTAATTGACCTAAATCTGTTATTACAGCATAATCTATATGAGTAAAGAGTTTTTGGCTTTCATTATCTTTTAAATTGGATAATAAATTTATATTTCTAACACACATAGAATTAGGAAAAGATCCTTTTATATTTATATAATTATTATCCAATATATCAAATAACATTTCTAGGGTTTTATATCTTCCTCCTGTTTTTTCTTTTAAAACATCTGGCAAATCATTCATATCTAAAGCTTGTTTAATAAATTTTGCTTTTAATTCTGTTTTATCTCCTTCTACTCCAATATATTTACTTATAGCCATTCTATGGATAAAAGGAGAAATTGCCACTACTGCTTTTTTTGCTTCTAGATTTTGGTCTACTATTTCTGTTGCTTTTTCTAACGGAATATCTTTTTTAGTTAATTTATCGATTTCTTTTTCTCTATATTCTTCTAAATTAATTGGCTCCAAAACAGGGACTCCATTTATTGTTGCTAGTCCACTATAATCCAAGAAATAAGATAAAGACATTGCATCTCCTAACTCTTCCTAAGAATCTTCATCTATATAAGAATTAGAAGTCATTTTAGATCTTTTTGATACTTTAGATTTATTAGCCTCCTTTATTTTTTCCAAAGCAGATTTTTTAACCATCTGGGGATCATCATCTAAAGAATATATAAAATCCGTTCCGTTCCATTTTAAATTCTATAAAGCATTTTTTAATTCGGAAAGAGTATAAGTTCCCTTTTCTAATAAATCTCCTCTATATGTGTATGTACAATCCATAATTAACAATTTTCTTCTAATATTGGTTTTTTATCTTTATCTTTTTTACCCATTTGCTCTTTCATCCAGTTTATTTTTCTTCTGTCCACCTTTAAATTATCCAAACTAGTTTCTTCATTATCTCCAAACATTTTTTTATTATTCTACAAATAAGCTGCTATATCGTGATTAAAATTAACTAGTACCTCAAATAAAGACATTTTTTGTAAACTTTCTATACTTTCTGTAGTTAAAGAAAGTTCTTTATCTTCTTTCATATTTGGAGTAAAAAGTTTATAGGTTTCTATTAATTCTGGATTTAAAAAGTCATTAAGATTTCCTCTGTTTTTAAGGACAGATTCAGTAAATCTATCAACAAAAAACTCTTCTAATATAAGTTCCATTGGGTAATTTTGATGCTATTTTAAAAAGAGTTCTTTTTTGTTCTTATTTCCTTTATCCCATACCGTAGATAATAAAGTATTATATGAATCAGGATTTATTAACTTTAACATACCCAATATTAAATGAACATATTCATGGTACATATCAGAAGAAAGAGCTCTAGATACATTAATATATATTCTAGTTCCTTCTCCATTTCCTAAAATATCTTGAGAAGAGATAAAAGCCTTGGCCCTTTCATCTATTTGCATAGAATCCTCTTTTCCCTAATTATAATTTTCTATATCTTCTTGGGTAATGATTGAAATAGGTATATCAATACCTTTTTTCTTTAAAGATTCAGCAGCGGCTTTCCATAACTAAACTATAGGATAAGTTCGGTCTCCTTTTTTATATTCTTCTAATATTTTCTTATCTTTTATTGGAATAATATAAGCATTGCCTCCGCTAACTTTATGAATTAAATATTGTCTTAATCCTGCTTTATTTATATCATAAGCTATTCCTAATATAATATTTGCATTCTATTCTTTATGTTCTTCTTTATCATCAAGGCCTGTATAATTCTCATTACCTTCATATTTTACAAGTTTTGGATTAAATAATTGAGATATAAATAAAGCCACTTTTTTAGGAGAATCTAAATTATATAATACTGTTTCTATTTGATCGTCATTTAAATATTGTCTTAATTCATTTTCTTGACTTCTCATAAAAATTTTAAATTCATCCATTGTAGCATCGCCAAAAATAAAATTAGCCCATACAGTACCATAAATTTTTTTCTATATATTTCTTGGAACATTATAATCTATTACAGATATAATAGTTCCTTCTGGAATATATTTAGTTAGACGAACCCATCTTTCTCCTTCATCATCTGAATAAAAATTGCCATTATCATCCTAATTTCTCTAATTAAATCTGTATTGAGAATTACTACTTATAACCTAATTTCTATTGTCTATAAATAATTTTGCTTCTAATATCGAATTAAATTTTTGTGTCCACTAATTTTCAGTAGCATAATTTTCAAAAACAAAATAAGATCCTTTTATTTCCTATATAAACATATCTTTATAATAAGTATAATTAGGAAGATTTATGACATCATTAAATCCATACCCATAAGAAGATTGAAGTGTTGGAAAAAAAGATTTAAATACAAGATAATTTCCTTCTGACTTTGTTTTCTTAGCAAAATTCTAATCCCTATTTTTTAGAAATTCAAATAAAATTTCCCACCTAGTTCCAATATATTTTTTATTCTAATCACTTATATCTTTACTATCATCAAATTTGGGATTTAAATACCTAGATTGCTCTGCTTTAAAAAATGTCTAAAATAGATTTATAAAATTATTATCATCATTAATATCTTCATTAAAAAATGCTACAAAATTTTTATAAGAAAATTTACCTTTTTCGAAAAATAAATCCTTTACAGTTTTTTCTGACCATCCAAATATCTTCTAAAGATTTTCAATTATTTCTGAATCCTTAGGAAAAGAGTCTTTTAATAATCCATTATTCAGTATTATATTTACAAAATTTTTCTTAGATATTTTTCCAGTATCATATCTACTATACTAAATAGAATCATTTAATGCACTTAATATTGGATCTTTAAATGTAGCAACACTTTTATATCCATCTATTATATGAGAACACAGAGTATCTAAAGCTCTAAATAAAGATATAGTTTCTTCTACCTCTTCTCCATCAGGTGTTTTATATTTTACAGCCACTACATCTTTATTTTGTCTATATTTACTTCTTCTATTCTAGAAATCTATTAAGAGATTTATTTCATTTTTTATAGGCCCGGAATAAGAATTTTTTACTGCTTCTAATAATGCAGCATCTTCATTAGTTTCATCACTTCTAATATCATCTAATATTCCCTATTCTTCTATTTTAATTCTAGAAGTTAAATAGTTAGCTAAAACCCTTAAATGTTTTATATCAGAATCAATTAATATAATTTCTTCGCCCTTTGAATTATATGTAATACCATAAACAGGCTATCCATATTTTGGAGTATATTTACTAACTAACTAAATTTTATATTTAGATAAATCTGTTTTTGGAAATTTTATATTTGGAAATTTTAATTTTAATTCCTCCCCATTATAATTGGGAATTGCATAAGCAGTAATATTAGTTATTACTTTCTTTTTATCTACTTTACTTTCTTCAGAGCGGCTTAAATAAGCGTCTTGTCTAAGTTCAGAACTTTTTTCTCCTATTTTTAATTTACTTTCAATAGCTTCTTTTATTTGAGGCCATTGTTCACTTTGTAAAAGAAAATTCAATAGTTCTTCCTAGTTAGAAACTAAGGAATCAGGGGAGATATCAATTTTTATCTCCTCTGTTCCTATGTTTAAATAAATAGTACACTTCATATTGTTTTATACACAAATCTAACGATAATTAATTGTTCCATCTACCGATAATTTTCTCCATACAGAATTTAATAATGCAATATTATCTTCATTAGCTTCTTTTGTTACATTATTTAATGTTTCAGAAATCTGTATAACATAATTTCTATAATCACTTCCATACCCGTATCTATACTAATTCTATCTTCTTGTTTTTAAAATTTCAAAAGATTCTCCTGGATTTTCCACCATTAATACAGGTAATGGATCATAATCATTATAAGAACTCCATCTATAATATTCATATCCTCCCATAGGGTCGATAATTTTTATCACAGGTTCTTGGTTAGTATGTTCAGTAGAACGTTTTATCGGAGCACTTTCTATTAATATATCCTATAAAGAATAATTTTCCAAATATTTTGTTAATGATTTTTCTCTATCTTGTTTATTACTAGGAGTATCCAATTCTCCTAACCATTTATAGTATTTATATAGAAATGATTTATTTACAGACTATCTTCTATCATCATTAAGTAAGACATCCTAGAATATAGTAGTTAATCTTTCAGATCCAGCATGGTTAGCATTTACTATAAAATTATATATAATAAATAAATCAGCTATAGAAGGGCCTTTTTTAGTCAGCCTATAATTAAATAATTTATTTAATCCATCTTTATAATTTTGATATTTATTTCTGTCTTCCTAACTATTTTCTTTTTCCAACATGTCTATATTTAATTTATAGAATGGAACTTGCTTATCCTCAACACCTACTAATCCCTGTATAAAAGCATTATCTTTTACAGATATATTTTTATCAGAAGTATTAGATATTATAGGTATAGTTCCTCCTTTTAATCCTGGAATTATATATTTTTCAAAAACCATCTTAAAAGTGCACAAATCATGAGCATTTTTTATTACAAATGGTTTAGAACTTGTCCATTTTTCTTCGAGGAAAGACGGACTTAATACCGTCCAGTTCTTTTCCATATATAACTCTGGTTCCTATTCCTGTAGAAAATCTGATATTAACATTTTATCAATAATTCCCTAAAACTTATATTCATAATCAAATGGAGTGCGAGGGAAATATTTTCTCAATTCTTTAGAATATCTCTATAATAATCTACTTTTAATAGGTATTTCATTAATAACAAAAACAGCATATCCAGCAACTTTAAACATTGAGCTAAAATGTGGAGTATGATTGAATATATAAAAAGGATTTAAAGTTATTTTTAAAGGATTATAAAACTATTCAGTCTTCTTTCTATAATTTTCTGAAATAAGCCAATCTAATGTTGTGAAATTTCCATCTATAATATCTGAAAAATAGTTTTCAAATTCTTCTACCTCCATTCCATTTCCATATAAATCCTAAATAACTGCTTCATCCCATTCCCCTTCTTTATTTTTTAATTTAGGTTCAATTTTTGTTATTAAATTCTTTAAAGAATTTTGCCAAGAAACTAAATCTTTATTTACTGCTTTTACACCTTGATTTATTCCTAAGCCTCTTCCTAAAGCTGAAAATTCATCCGCCCCATTAAGAACCTTCTCAAAGGTATCCAAATCATTTAAATATTGTGTAATAATAGGTATAGAGAAACCTTTTTCATTTCTAATTAGATTATCTAATTCCTCATTAAATCTTGCCTTTATTGTTGGATGTACTCCCCTAAGACTTGGCACTTTATTCTTTTCTGGATCAATTTTGTTATTTAAATATTTCCTAATATATGTTATTATATAATTAGCACTTATATTCTAATTGTTTATTATATTAGGATCAGTTATTTTATCTATTAAAGATATTAAAGGAGAGAACATAAAAGCAGCAATATCCTTTACATCAAATCCAAGGGTCATTAAATATAAATGGCATTTTGCTAATTTAGTTCCAGCA